CACCTGGTCGGGATCGGCACCAACCACGTCATTGTGCGCGTGGTACCGGGCCCAGGCCTCGTTCGCTTCGTGCTTGAGCCGCTCGACGCGGTCGCGGAACGTCTCCCCCGACCGGTCGGGAGGCAGGTACTCAGCCGCGACCACGTCCAAGTGGTAGGTCGCGGTGTCGAGCTGGCAGGACTCGAGCAGGTCGGCCGCTTCGCTCAGCCAGTCAGCCGTGATGTAGTGGCCGCGCCAGCCTTCAAGATCGATGACGAGCTCGGCTGGCACAACGCCACGGTCCGCCAGCTCGTCGGCAGTGAACATCTCGCGCGCCTCGGACTCCTCCCACACCGGTCCGTATTCGGAGTCGTCATCGGGAACGTAGAGGTAGGTCACGACGTCACTCCCGGGTAGTAGCGGACACCGGCTCGGATCACGCGGCTCCAGCGTCGGAAGTCAGGCAGCGCCACGGCGCGGGGCAGAACGTCCACCGCGTAGGCCGGGAACTCGTCGCGCCACGCCTGCGCCTCGCGCTCGCAGTGAGGGCGCGTCCACGCTCCCTTGTACGTGCGGGAACCGTCGGAGCGGTCCACGCGCACGTAGAACCTTGCTCTGGTCATGTTGCTCTCCTCTCGTAACTCCAGTCGCGCGGCCCGCGGTCGCATCGCGGGAGCGCTCAGGGGTCACGCGCGGAGATCGATCCGACCGTGAGCGACCTGGTCGAGGCAGTGGAACGTCAGAGAGCGGTAGTCGACGCTCGCTTCGCGGCTCTCGACCCTGACGTCGTGGCGCTCCAGCGCAGGGAACGGCTCGGACAGCCCATCCAGCCCGTCGACCACGCGAAGGCTCCACAGCCGGGTCGAGATCGACAGCCCGGAGTAGTGCGCCACTTCGTAGGCCCGGCGGTAGTCATCCAGCGTGCCCATGTAGGTCTCACCCTCAACGAGGTAGACGAACTGACGCGGCTCGGGGGTCGGGTCGTCCGCTGGCTGTTCCCTCGGCTCGTGCTGGTCGGTGCCAGCGCCGCAGAAGATCGCGTCGGGATCGGAGGCAAGGCGGTAGATCTCGGCGGCCTCGTCCCAATACAGGTCCTTCCCGCATCCCTGGCAGATGTCGGTGGCTTCGCTCATGGTTGCTCTCCTCATGCTTCTTGACAAGACACCTGTGACGTACTGTCACATGGCGTGACCTGGGAAGTCAAGGTAGGTAACGGCGTTAACCTGAGAAATCCGGGCCAGGCTGAGCTCGCCTCGAGCCCTATCCGGAGGGGGAAGGGAATAGGCGCATGGTGACTAGCTGGCACTCTCACCGCGATAAGTGATGCGCGTGCATTAATCTGGCCCACACACCGTTCCGTATTGCGGCGCGAATACAGAATGTGCAGGTCAGAGCCCTAATTTCGCGCATCGCGAGCGCTTGCTAGCCCGAGTTAGCGCGCATCACGGCGGATTTCGGGGCCGCTCGGTGTCGTCCGACCCCCCACTGTGCCGACCCCGGGCCCCCTCCCCCACCCATGGGGTCGCCTCACGGATGCGCGCTACAACATGGCAACTTACTTGGCATAATAGTTGTCTATGCCCCGTCCGAAGACGACGACCCACCGCGACCGCGAGGTCGCCACCTACCTGAACCGCGCCGAGCTCGCCAAGCTCGACGTCAGCGTCAACCGCGCCGGCCTGACCAGGTCCGCGATTCTGCGCATCGCCCTGCTCGAGTACCTCCAGCGCCGTGCCGCGGCATGAGAACTTCCGGCTTCCACGGAATAGGGGGGAACCCCGAAACTTCCGGCTTTCGCGGAATAGGAGTTGATCTCTATTCCGCAGAAGCCGGAAGTTCGGCCGCTCGGGCCGTCCCGTGACGCACACGAAGAAGCCGGAACTTCCTATTCCGCGAAAGCCGGAATTTCCATGGGAGGACGACACCCTCACAGCCCACCGCCAGGGCTGCCGGCGCTTCATCGAAGGCGTCACGCGCGGGGCGTTCCGCATGATCGCCACCTACCGCAACACCTGGGCCTGCCCCGGCTGCCGACACTGGCGCATCCGGCAGACCACGCGACGGGTCTACGACCAAGCCGCCCGCGACAACCTGTGGCTCGGGCCGATCGACGACAAGGCCCGGGACGCGGCGACACGGCTCGCCCGGCTCCATGGCGTCAACCACGTCTACGTGCGACGCACCGACCTCCCCTACCTGTTCCTCGCGGAGTCCAACCTCCGGCCCCGGGGACGCGAGCTCCAACTTCTCCCGCTCCTCGAGGCGCTCGAACTCTGGGAGCAGGAAACAGTCCGGGGCGCGGTCGAACGGGTCACAGCCTGCAAGGCATGGCGCTGGCGCATCGACCAGCACGACACCGACTGGATCACGGCGCAGATCGGACGGCCCGACCGCCTCGTCGTCGCCCGCTACCTTGCCGGCTTCCCGGACCGTCAGCTCAACGGGGTCCAGGAGGAGATCGCCGTCGCGCGCTTCATCGACGCCTACGAGGAGATCGCCGACCTCGACGACGACGACATCAAAGAGCTCCGCGGGCTGCTCAACGAGGTCCCCGCGGAGCGGCTCCTCGACCACGACATGCCCGCCTGGTCGACCCGCTCCGGCCAGCTGATCCTGAATCGTGCCCGCCGCCTCGCGGAAGGAACCTAGAATGAGAACCATGTGGGAGACCGCGACCCCACTGCTCGACTGCGACGCCGTGGGCTTCTACCGCCGGATGGACGACGACGACGAGCTCAGCCTCCAGGTCTTCTACGTCCAGTGGAACCGGGGTCACACCGGCCGCTACGCGCAGCTCATCACCCCGGGTTCGTGGCGCGACCGCTCCGACGGCGAGCGCTACCACAAGCTGCGGCTCCACTACGACGCCGACATCTCGCGGGACGCGCTGCGCAACCTGTCGACCGCCGACCGGTTCCCCACCGCGTCCGCGCTGCGCTTCTTCGCGGCCCACGGCCCGTTCGAGCGGTGCATGTTCTGCAACCGGCCCCTCGAAGAAGACCTCGTGCGCGGTCTCGGCCTCGGGGTCCACTGCGCCCGCAAGCGCCTCGGCGTCGGCCGCAGGTTCCTCCAGGTCGTCTGGTCGCGGACCACGCCGCCCCCGAACGGCGGCCAGCCGGTCCGGCCCCCGAAGCGCCAGCAGGCCGAGGCACCACAGCGCCACCTCCAGCTCGTCGCAGTCAACGGCCGCCGGGTGGCCTGACAAGACCCCGCCGACATGAGATCATCCCCCCATGCCTGAGCTCGTCTGGGTCGCCCTCATCGTCCTGGCCGTCGTCGCCTGGGTTGCCTGGGTGCGCGACCACGACCGGCGTATGATCGACGACGTCAAGCAGGGCCGGTAGCGCCCTAGGCTGGGCCCCTGCGAAACCCGGTGTACGGCGTTCGGCTTCCTACGGGTTGCTCTCCTTTCGGGAGTCGAACGCCTGTACCCTCGGCGACGTGCCCTGGGCCACCGACCGATCCGGCCAGCCCCTCGACCAGATCGAAGGCTGGGGCATCGACGGCTACGACGACGTCATCGCCCTGAGGGCCCGGCTGAAGCGCGAGCCTGACACCCCCGAATGGTCGTGGGACTACATCGCCCCGATCGGCCGGCCCAAGCGCGGCGACTACTACTCGGCCCAGCGCGAGGGCCTCACCGCGCTGGCGCGGCGCAAGATCGCTGACTCAGAACGCCGTCGCGCCGAGTTCCTGCGGGTGCTGTCCCAGTCCCGCACGATCCGCCAAGCCTGCGAGACCGTCGGCATCAAGCCGGCGACCTACACGCAGTGGCGCACCCGCTACCCGGACTTCCGCAACAAGGTCGACCGCATCCGCCACGGCCTGCCGGAGACCGAGGACGTCAACGCCGACTTCGTGTCGCGGCGCCGGTACTACTTCGGCTACGAGACCTACGTCCACCACCAGCTGATCGTCGACGCCATGGACGACACCCCCGAGGGCGGGATCACGATAATCCTGCTGGCCCCAGAGGCCGGCAAGACGCAGCTGCTCACCGACGTGATCTGCGACTGCCTCGCTCAGGACCCCAACGAGCGCATCCTCTACGTGTCGGAGGCCGCGGCCGGCCACTCCCCCGCCATGAAGGTGCTCGGGGCCATCAAGGACCGGATGACCGACCCGGACTACGTCGACCCCGACGCCCAGCACCCCACCCACATCCCCGAGTGGGTGAACCGGTTCGGCCCCTTCCGCGACGACACCCTCGACCGCGACAAGCCCTGGAACCAGAACTACATCAAGGTGCACAGCGCGGTCGGTCGACGGGACTGGAGCTTCCAGGCGTGCTCGTGGCGGTCGAAGGTCTACGGCGCCCGATGCGACAAGCTCATCATCGACGACGTCCAGTCGATCGGCTCCCTCAACCTCACCGAGCAGATCGTCAACAACCTCCGGCTCACGTTCTTCACCCGACCTGGCAAGAAGGGCAAGACCTTCATCATCGGCACCCGGGTCGGCATCGGCGACGTCTACGAGCGGCTCGTCGAAGTCCTGCCTGACGAGGTCCTGCGCGTCGTCCAGATCCCCGCCCTCGACGAGGACGGCAACTCGTACTGCCCCGAGATGTGGCCCGACGACGCGCTCAACATCAAGCGGATGGTCGTCGGCGAGGTCATCTGGGCGACCGGCTACATGATGGCCCCGCTGTCCGCCGGCGCGAACACCTTCACCGAGGAGATGCTCAACGAGGTCCGCGACCCCAGCCGGGTGTACGGGAAGCGCCTCGACGTCGCCGTCTCCCTCACGCTGGCCAGCCTCGACCCGGCCCTTGGCGGCGGCAACGCGCTCATCTGCGCCCAGACCACCCAGGCCCGCTTCAACGTCCTCGCCGCGAAAGTCAGCTACGGCCTGGCCCGCAACGAGGACATCCTCGAGCACATCCGGATGCTTGCCTACCTGCGGTTCAGCGAGCTCGTCGTGGAGCGCAACAGCCAGCAGCGCGGCCTCGCCCGGGACCAGCGCCTCCGCGACATGGCCAAGCTGCTCGGGTTCAAGATCGTCGAGCACGAGACCGGCCAGAACAAGTGGGACTTCATCTTCGGGGTCGGCGCCATGGCCTCGAGCTTCATCCTGCGGGAGATCACCTTTCCCGACGGCGACGACGAGTCCCGCCGACTGATGGAGCCGTTGCGTGCCGAGCTGCTGGCGTGGCGGCCGAACGTCGACCCCAAGCTCCTCCGCCAGGATCTCGTCATGGCCCTGTGGTTCGGCTGGTTGAAGTGGATGGAGCGCCGCAAGCGGGTCGGCCAGACGACCCGCTGGAAGGTCGGCGGCACCCCCTGGAAGCCCGGCGACATGACCGGGGCCTGGGCCCGCAACGGACGACGCAGCCCGCTGGCTGTACGCTGACCGCACTCTTGTCAAGAGACCTGGGAGGTCGCCGTGAAGGTGAACCGTCGCAACTCGCCGACCCGTCGCAAGACGGCTCGGCCACGCCGCACCACCACCACCGCCCGGCGCTCGACGCGGGCGACCACCCGGACCGCGCGGCCGAGAGGTAGCTACTGATGGCGATTGACCCGAACTCGCAGCACCAGCCGAACAAGGTCCGGCCCGCCCGCGAGCACGCCCCGGCCGGTCTCGTCAACGCGTCCCAGGCCGCGTCCGGTGGCCAGGTGGAGCAGCCGGGCGACGTGAAGCCCACCCCGTCGATGCGGCCCACCCACTCCAGCGGCGGTACGTGGCGCGGCCCGTCGGGCGCGAGCGCGGGTGATCCGCCGGCCGACTGATGCTCGGCCTCGTCCTCGCGTCCATCGGCGTGCTGGCCGCCGTCTACGAGTGGGTGGCGGTCCGCACCAGCCGGCTTCCGACCATCACCCGCATGGTGAGGGCCACCCCGGTGCCCGTCCGGGCCCTGGTCTTCACCGCGCTGCCCGCCTACCTGTGGGTCGACCACGTGTGGCTCACGCACTGGGGGGTCCCCTGATGCCTGCCGTCGAGCGCTTCGCCGGGTTCGAGGACCGCTGGCACGACGCCGTCTCCGTGGTCCAGCACCGCCGGCTCATGGACACACCCGGCAAGCGGCAGATGATGGAGGCCGCCGAGCGGTACAACAACGCGATCGTCTTCCCGCTCGAGGACGTCGACGGCGAGCCCGACTTCCCGGCGATCGCGGCGTCGATCATCGCCGACTCGATC